TGGCGTATTCCTTGCCCGAGACCGCCTGATTGGCGCAGGCCCAGTTGAACGAACCGACGCGGCCCTGGAGGGCCGTGGTGCCGTCATAGGCGTTCAGCATGATCACCCGCAGGCTGGCCTCGACGCCCGGCCGCACCAGCGCGGTGTGGGCAGGCAGCAGCCACTGGGCGAACATGCGCGCGCCGTCATGACTGTAATCGACCCCGAAACGAGCGTCGGTGAGGTCCAGCTTTGACCTGACCAGCGCGGTCTCGACCATCTCGATCGCGGCTTCGTTCTGGATCACGGTGTAGGACTCGGGCGCGACCCGGATGGTCTGGCCGGTGTCGCCACGCACGATGTGGTGGTAGCCGGCGATCTCGGTGCCCTTTTCGTCGAAGCACTTCAGCGCCTGGGCGCCGATCGGCTGGATGTTCTTATGGTTCATCGGCATGAAATCGTTGCCGAGGATCGCGGTATCGAAAGGCATGGTCTGTCTCCATTTGTGTGTGTGCAGCCGACCCACCCGGGCCGGCCAAATCGTTATGCCACTCTGACCCACCATTTGCAACAGCAATCGACGCCAAATTCACCAGCCACGCCGATTTTTTTCGCCGGCACGTCTACCGGTTGGGCCTCGCAAATGCTTGACGACACCAGACTCACTGTGCGACCAATTTTTCTACACTCGCGCCAGTCGCGTCCGTGTCCCCCGCAAAATCAGGATGCCGCATGCAGGAAACCGAGCAAGCTTCCGCGCGTGAGCGTCGCTTGGTGCGACATCGCGCCAACCAAATCCAGCGCGCCATTTCAGCCGTATATCTCGCTGTAGATGGGCTTGAGACCACGGATGCGCTGATCGCGATCAACGAGGTGCTGGTCGACAAGCTGGGCAAGCGACGCCACCGGCTCCAGTTAGTGCCGACAGTCGATCCTCGGCTCACCACGCCACTGGTAAAGCGCGCAGCGGCCGGCTGAACCGTCCGGCGCCACGGTGTCGCGATAGGTGGTGGTGACGCCCGGCTCGGGCTGTGCCCAGTTTTGCTGCCCCCAGGCGGGGGCGCGGCGCTGGGCGTTCTGATCTTCCCAAGTCGCACCGTGCGCGGTGTTGATCGCAATCGCCGCCATCAGCCCGACGACGATCGAGGCCCACACCACGAGGAAGGTGCCCCACGACCGGTTCGGTGTGACGGTGGCTTTCGCGGTGATCACCACCTTCAGCGTCTGCTCGACGCCCGGCTCGGCATTCGGCAGCGGCACCTGGAACTCGTGCACCACCGGCTTCGCCAGCAACCAGTCGAAGCTGCCGCGCGGCGTCTCCGGCACCTCGGTCATCTCGGCTCGCCCTGTTCGTCGGCCTGTTGGTTCATCGCGATGCCCGCGTGCATCAGCACCGTGCCCGGCTGGTCGACCGTGTCGTCGATCTCCATCACCCGCTTGATAGTGTCGAGCGCGGGCCAGATCGCCGGGTCGGCGGCGTCATAGATGCGTTGCGCCGGGACGCGCACCGAGTGGGCAATGCCGAACGTGCCATTCTGCTCGATGATCCTGGCCGCGCACAGCAGCGTCGCGTAATGCCGGCAGGCGCGCAGGTTCCTGATCGTGTTCATTTCATGTTCCATTACTTGAGTTTCTCTCCCAGTCGTTCCAGCGCATCGCGTCCGATCAGTTCCAGCGGATAGCGGCGGCGCCAGTCCTTCGGTGCCGGCGGCAACTGCACCTGCTTGGCCTTGATCTTGACGCACCGCTCCAGCCAGCGGCCGATCGCGGGCGGCACGCTGTGCACGCCCGTGGCCCAACTGCCCGGCAGGCGCGTCGCCGAGCCGATCACCCTGGCCAGATCGCGCTGGGAAATCCCCAACTCCTCCAGACACGCGCGGAACCGCGCGGGCGTCATCGCATCAGGATCGAGGGACGGCTTGGCTCTGGGCATTTATTCATCCTGCATCAGTGTGAAATCATCGACCGGGTGGATCGGCACCGGCAACGGTCGCTGCCGGCGCCCGAGCCGCATCAGCGTCGCCCAGACGGTCAGGTAGACATCGTGGCGGCGCACATCGCGCACCGAGTCTTTGAAGTTGTGATAGTCGATCCGCTCCACCTCACGCGCCATCGCGCGCTGCACCACGCTGCGCTTGACCAGCGCGCGGAACTCGTAATCGATGCCGCCGCCCTCGATCAGCCGCGCCTGCGGGAACACCAGCGAGATATCCTCGGCACGCCGCGCGCGGATCACCAGCATGCTGCGCTTGGAGCGGTGCGCGACGATCGACAGGAAGCTGTCGTTCAGCATGACCCACATCACGCGGCCGCCCGGGTGACGTGCTCGATCACGTGCTCGATCACCTTGAGGCGCGCCTCGGCGGCCTCGGTCTGCGCGACGTTGCCCAGTCGGCGCTTGTCGTTGGCGGTGCAGGCATAGCCGGCGGCGTCATAGAACGTGGCCGCGTGGCCGTAGGTGCGCGCGGCGGTATCGAGGCGCTCATCGTAATAGGCACTGGTGGCGGCGTCCGAAAGCGCCATCGCGATCTCGATCAACGCCGAGCGCGAGAACGGCAGAACAATGTTATCAGGCATCAGGTGTCTCCAAGGTTTTGTGTGTGTGCAAATTCATTATGCCATTGTGACCCACTATAGGTCAAGCGTCAGTGGCGTTGCAGCTTCTCCATCCTGATGCCGAACATCCGCAGCAGGCCCTCCGCGCTGCGCTGCTCGCGCGCCGTCGGCCGGCGCTCCGGCAGCAAATTCGCCATGCGGCCTTCGAACCCGGTGTGATCGCCGGCCGTGTCAGCCAACAGCTTCACGACCTTGCCGGCGGCGTCGCGCTCGATCTCGCGGGAGGAAAACAGCGGCCCGGCGTCGCGCCGTGACATCGTCACCATGACGATTTCCTTGCGGTCCATCCGATCGGACGGGGCGAGGTTGACGATGGCCTTGTCCGTGCTCTTGTCGATGCCGGCGACCCACGCCTCGGTCATCAGGCTGACCGCGTAGGCGTCAACCGCGACGGCGATGATCTTGACCAGATTGACGCTCTGCATCTTGGCTTCGTAGTTGGCGAAGTCGCCGATGATGGCGGCGACGGCGTCCTGCCCGTCTTTCTCGAAATGCACCGAGAACATCGGCGCCAACTCGCCGGATGCGATGATGCGGCTCTCGGCAAATGCTATTTCGTTCTCGAATAGCTTGGCGGTATCGATCATCATACGCACTCCAGGGTTGTTTCACATTCTTTACGGAACCGCAGCGGCACTTTCTTGCCGTTCTCGAAACTCCACGGCAGCCGGACGCGCCCGGTCATGACGCGGTGACCGCGTAGCTGTCGTGCTGCACGAAGCCCAGGCCAGCATCGCCGCGCTCATGCTCGGCGCGCCACCAGCGCTTGCCACCGCAGACCGCGCAGAGCCAATGGTTGGCCTTGGCATCCGGGATGGCGGGCGCGGGCGTCCACTCATCGTCGCAGGTGCGCCAGTCGTGCATGCAGCCGGCGATGCGCAGATAGTCGCGCGCCTCGCGATCGTGGCAGTAATGCCCGCGCACCTCGTGCCGGCGGCGTGGCGTGCCATCGCCCTCCGGCGCGCTCATCAGCTTGAGCGTCGGCACCGCGTCGAGATCGATCGTCACCGTGGTGTGCGCCATGTAGGGCATCAGCTTGCCCTTGTGGAAACCGCGCCCCGGTTCGACGTTGGAATAGCGCGTGATCATCGGCCGGTTGAGCATCAGCAACAGCGCGATCACGGTGCGCAGTTCACCCGCGCCGCTGTGGTGCGCACCCTGTATCCAGCGCCGCGTCGCATCCGCCGCCATCGTGGTGGAGTAGGGCGTCGGGCGCACCGAATTGCGCTTGCGCAACTGATCGCGCAGCGCCGGATCGATCTTGCTGTAGCTCGATCCCCAGAGGAACTTGTCGATGAAGTCGGCTTGCGCGGTGCTGCCGGCATCGCGCAGGAACTGTGACTGATCGCGCTCATCCCACTCGGTGTTGAGATAGTAGCGCAGCACCGTGGGATACGGCCCCATCGTCGGCTGCGCGATGATGCCGCCGGAAACCACCGTGACCACGCCGTGATCGATCAGGTAACCGATCGTGTGGTCGGCCTTGTCGTCCTGTAATTCCGGGTTGTTGCCGATCTCGCGCCAGTAGAGCCAGTGCGGGAACTCGATCCAGGACAATTCGAACGGCGCCCGGGCGAAGGCATGCTCGCGCAGGATCAGATCAGGGATATCGCGCACCACATGGGCGACACGGGTGGTGGCCTGTTCGTCCAGCACGAACTTATGCGCCATGCGGGTTTTCTGCTGCATCGCCTCCAGGATGCCGGGCGCCAGATAGCGCTCATGCGCGGGGTAGCGATGGGTGGCGAAGCGATCGGCCAGCGTCGGGCCGCGCTTGGTGGGGTCTGATGGTTTCATGGGTCACTCGTGTGTGTGTGCCGCGATGTTATGCCACTGTGACCCACTATTCGTCAATCGGTTTGTCGCCCGCCGGCTCATCTTCGTCGTCGGGGTAGAACGGCGTCGGCACCTCGGTGATTGCGTCCAGGATCACCGAGCCGATCGCGGTCGGTTCCCAGATCACGCCGCTGGCGCAGTCCCAGCCGTAATACCAGAACGTGTCGCTCTCCAGCCGGCAGTCCCACTGGTAGGGCGTGATGATCAGGCCGTGCCAGCGCTGGATCACCCGCACCCAGTCGAGCATCATGATGTGGTGGCCCAGCATGCTGCCGCCGGCAAACGGGCCATGCTGGATCGCGAACTCGCGGCCGAAGTCGCGCACCAGCCCGGGCGTCTCCAGGATCAGCACGTTGGCGCAGTTGCTGAGTGTCACGCGGTGCACGTGGGTCAGCATTTGCAGCCGGAAATTCTCGCTGCGGCACCACCACGACCAGGAGCACTCGGCGGCCTCATCCGACAGCCAAAGCCCCTTGGGCTTCATGCCGCCTTCCTCATCCTGCCCGCGTGCCACCAGATCGCCCAGCTTGACCGGCGCGTCGCTGAAATGGATCAGCCGCATCCATTACTCCCGCGCGATGATCATCCCGGCGTCCAGCAATATCCGCAGCAACGGCACGGCTTTCTCGGTCGCCATCGTCACGTCGAACGCGAGCCGCGCGGTGCCGTCGGGATGGGCGGTGAATTGCAGCACGGGCGGCTCGACCGCTGGCGGCCGCTGCGGCTGCGGCGGCTTGCGGTGCACGATCAAGGCGCGCTGCGGTGCCGCCAGCGCGGCGGCCGACAACGGCGCAGACGGCGCCTCGGGGTCGCGGGCCATCAGGTCCGCCTCGGGGATGCCGGTCGCCGCGCTGAGTGCCCTGCGGCGCTCCGGCGAGGGCTGCCCCTGGCCGCGCAGGTAGAGATAGATCGCGGTGTTGTTGCGATCGAGGCCCATCGCCTGATTGAGCGCGCCGGGCGACCAGTCCCGCGCCACCATCACCGCGCGCAGCGCCACCGCGATGTGGCCGAACTTGGCGATCTCCAGCGGCGTCGACGGCCGCGCTGCGGTGGCGGATGCCCTCATGCCACGCTCCTGTTGCTGACCACGCGCAGCCGGGGCCGTGCAATCGGCGGTGCCTCCTCGCGCCTGACCAGCGAATAGTAAGCGTCGCGGTAGGCCACCGTCGGGGTCTTGAAGCCCTGCCGGAACGACCGGCCATCCTTGGCGGTCCAGGCCCAGCCGGTGAGCAGCCGCAGTTCGTCGGGCTTGCGGTGTTCGTTCCAGAGGACGCACATGGCGCGATCGACGTAATGGATGCGCGCGGCGCGATCCACGTCGGCGACGATGTTATTCGGTATCCACATTTGTCTAGCTCCAAAACCGGCAGTTCTTGATCATGAGATGGCCGAGGCTGGTATCCTCGATCGTGCCGCCGAACATGACCGGTCTGCCGTATGGCCAATCGGCAATCTTGCCGAGCAACGCACTGTCGGTGACACTCATGCAAAACGAGCCATCGGTGAACTGCACCGAATAGCCGCCATATATCTGCTGACTGACCGCCTTGAATGCCGTGGTGCTGCTGTAGTTTCGCCCTTTGTAGTCGCGGTTGAAGCGCGCCTCGTTGTGCTGCGCCGCATCGACGATGGCGCCGAGATCACGCTCGGTGTAGCCGGCCGGAATGGCATCGATCATTTTGGCGTAGTCCTGCGCGGTCGGCTTCATGCCGCGTCGCACTTCCTCGGTGATCGCCACTGCGCGCTGGTGTGACCGCTCGATCTCGGCGTCGATCCGCGCGCTGTCGCTGCCGTCATGATGTGGCACGACACGCGTCGTCTCGGCGGTGGGTGATGTGATGAATACGACACCGCCAATGGCGGCAATCGGTAACGCGAACACGGCGGCAAAGCAGATGCCGGTGAGACGTGAAGTCATTGTGATTCTCCATTTGTGTGTGTGCAGTTAGTCGTTGTCGGTCACGAACTTCACAAAGCCCAGCCGCTGCGCGATCTGGCCGAGCGCGAACTTGTTCTTGTGCCGGTTCCAAAAACCCCGGCAGCACGCGCCGCGCTTGGAATGGTGGCAAATGCGGTGACCGTGAAAGCCACCCCATTTGTCCGCGACGTCGGCCTCCAGCTTGCGGATGTCGAGCGGACTGCCCGGCAAATAGATGCACGTCGCGCACATCTTGCTCTGCACCAGGAAGCCGCCGTTGTCGGCGAGGCTCGGCTGTTTGCGGCGACGTGGCATCAGTCGATGATCTCGACCGTGACGCGCACGCGCCTCCCCATCAGGCTCTTGAAAAGCGCGTGTTGTTTGAAGTAGGGCCGGGTCTCGGTCCAACTATGAAACCGGACAAAGAACGCGGGATCGTAAAGCGTCGCGCCGTCGCGCTGATACATGCTGGCGACCGGCTCATACATCACCATCGCCTGCCCGCCATCCTCGACCTTGACGCCCGCGACGCCATCGCGATCGTCGCGCGGCACGCTGAACTCTTTCTGCCACGCAACGGCCATCTAACCCTCCCCGCGTGCGTCGGCGACGTTGGAGACGACGTCCTCGATCGAGGATGCGGCGGTCTCCAGGTTGTCGATCGCGTCGCTCATCGCGGTGCCACGGTCGCCGTTCTGAAGGCCCTCGGGCATGTTGTCGTAGGCTTCCTGCTCCTCATCGCGCGCCTGCTCGATCAGCGTGCGGGCCTGATCGAGTAGAGACTCGGCGTCGGTGAGCAGCTTGCGGCGCTCGGCGTTCATTGTGGTGCTCCTGCATGTCTGGCGGCATACGCGGCCGCCTGTTTCGCCGCGTGCGTCTGGGCGGCAGCGATCCAGCGCTCGGCGTAGAACAGCGCCTCCTGCCGCGTCGCGAACGCGCGTTTCGTGTTGGTGTTGTGGGTGCTGCCATCGTCGCGAATGACCACGGCAATGTAGGGAAAGCGGGGATTGCGTCCCCGCTTCGCGGCACTGGCCCTCATCAGTAGCCGCCCGAGCAGATCGCGGCGATCTTGTGCCGGTTGTAAGTGCGGTTGATCATGATCTGCCGGTTCGACTGCTGACCGGTGCCCCGGCAGGAATGGCAGGAACCCGAGAATTGCATCTTGCCGTTGATCGAGGCGCCCCAGGCATAGACGCCGGACCCCTTGCACTTCTCGCATGGGCCGGGCTTCACGTTTTCAACTGCTAGGTCATACATCGCGGTGGTCTCCGGGGTCGTTTGTGTGTGTGCCTGATTGTTATGCCAGTTTGACCCACTAAACGCAAGGCGAAAAGCACGCGGACCTGGAATTATTTGCGGGAGAATTTGCCATGCCCGATTGGCCCGCCGACCGCGTGGAACGCCGCGACCTCGACACGCTGATCCCCTACGCCCGCAATTCCCGCACCCATTCGCCCGAGCAGATCGAGCAGCTTGCCAATTCGATCACCGCGTTCGGCTTCGCGATGCCGGTGCTGGTCGATGAGCAGGGCACCCTGATCGCCGGCCACGGCCGCGTGCTGGCGGCGCGCAAGCTCAAGCTCACCTCGGTGCCGGTGATGGTGGCGCGGGGCTGGAGCGCCGCCCAGATCGCCGCCTACCGCGTCGCCGACAACAAGCTGGCGCTCAACGCCGGCTGGGACGCCGACCTGTTGCGCACCGAACTGGGCGATCTCAAGCTGGAGGGCTTCGACCTCTCGCTCACCGGGTTTTCCGGCCTGGAACTCGACACCCTGTTCGCCGAGCGCACCGTGGGGTTGACCGACCCCGATGAGGTGCCCGCCGCGCCCGCCCTGCCGATCGCCCAGGCCGGGGACGTGTGGCGGCTGGGCAATCACCGCCTCAAGTGCGGCGACGCCACCGACGCGCGTCTGACGGCCGACATGGTCCGCGCCGATCTTTGCTTCACCTCACCGCCCTACCTGACCCAGCGCACCTATGAGGCCGGCGTCGGCAACTGGGACGTGCTGATGGAGGGCGCGTTCCGGTCGCTGCCGGTGACCGAGACCGCCCAGGTGCTGGTCAACCTCGGCCTCGTGCACCGCGACGGCGAGTGGTCGGCCTACTGGGACGGCTGGATCGCCTGGATGCGGGCGCGCGGCTGGCGCCGCTTCGGCTGGTATGTCTGGGACCAAGGCTTCGGCCTGCCGGGCGACTGGCGCGGCCGGCTCGGCCCCTCGCACGAGTTCATCTTCCACTTCAACCGCACGGGCGAGCAGCGCGCCCGCAAGTCGGTCGCCAAGCAGCCGAAGAACATCGGCCGCACCCGCACAGGCGGTGTGCTGCGCGGCGCCGACGGCGTGGTGAGACCCGCCGCGCCGGAGGCCAGCACCCGTGACCCCAACAAGGTCGCCGACAGCGTATTCCGGGTGAACCGGTTCAACGGCTCGACCGATCACCCGGCGGTGTTCCCGGTGGCGCTCGCCCAGGCGGTGATCGAGGCGTTCAGCGATCCCGCCGACATCGTGCTCGATCCGTTCGTCGGCGCCGGCTCCACCATCATCGCCTGCGAAATGACCGGGCGGGCCTGCAACGCGATCGAGATCGAGCCGAAGTATTGCGACTTAGCAATCATACGCTGGCAGGATTTCACCGGGCAGCCGGCGATCCTGCACGGCACCGGGGAGACCTTCGCCGCGATCGGCGATATCCGTGACCGCGACCCTGAGATGGCAGCCGCCGAATGAGCAAGCAGAAGATCAGACGCCTGTTCCCGCCCGATCCCGACAGCCCGGCCGCGCGCATGCAGCGTGGCGAAGGGCGCGGCCCCGGCAACCGCATCCCGACCTTCGTGCCCACCCCCGAGCAGCGCCACATCGCGATGGTGTTCGCCGCCAACGGTGCGACGCGCCCGGATATCGCGGACGCGCTGCGCATCAACGTCCACACGCTCGACAAGTATTTCAAGCCCGACATCAAGGCCGGCAAGGCGCGCATCGTGCAACGCGTCGGCTTCGTGGTGGTGAAGGAAGCGTTGGCCGGCAATATGTCGGCGGCGCGCTACTGGTTGCAGACCCACGGCGGCTCCGAGTGGCAGATACCGAAGGGCAGCGAGGAGACCCCCGAGCCGTTCGGCGACGACGTCTCCGGCGAGGAGGTGGTGCGGTTCTACCTGCCGGAGAACGGCCGCGACCGACCGGAGCCTGAGCCGCCGACGATCGATGGCACCTACGAGGATACGCCCGACAAGACCGGCACCGACGATGCCTGACGGAGAAGCCGTGGACGACGGGCCTGTAGGGGCAACACGGCGCCTGCACGCAGGCCCACCCGATGCCTGATGGCGGCCGGGTCGAGCGCCGCATCGGGCCGCAGGCCGGGCCGCAGGAAGTCTTCCTCAACACCGAGGCTGATATCGCGGTGTTCGGTGGCGCCGCCGGCTCCGGCAAGTCCTACGCGCTGTTGCTGGAGGGCATGCGCTACCCGCAGAAGGTGACGGCGTTCGACACCGTGATCTTCCGCCGCACCCTGGTCGATCTGCGCCGCCCCGGCGGCCTGTGGTCAGAGACCGAGAAGCTCTACTACTTCGCGCGCGGCTTTCCGGTGATGCACCGGATGGAATGGCGCTGGCCCGGCAAGGGCAGCGTCAAGCTGGCGCACCTGGAGCACCCGAACACGGTGTTCGACTGGCACGGCAGCCAGATCGGCTGCATCTGCTTCGATGAACTGACCACCTTCACCAAGGATCAGTTCTTCTACCTGATCTCCCGCAACCGCTCGCCCAGCGGCATACGTCCGTATATACGCGCCACCTGCAACGCGGACGCCGGCTCATGGGTCGCCGACCTGATCGCGTGGTGGGTCAATCCCGCGACCGGCTATCCGATCGCGGAACGCTCCGGCGTGGTGCGCTACTTCGTGCGCGGCGCCGACGATCAACTGGTCTGGTATGACAGCAAGGCGGCCGCGATGGCGGCCACCGGGCAATCGAAGGAAACGATCAAATCCTTCACATTCATAGCCGCCAAGCTGGCCGACAATCCGGCGCTGATGCGCAACGATCCGGGCTATCTCGGCAATCTCATGCTGCTCGCCAAGGTGGAGCGCGAGCGGCTGCTCAACGGCAACTGGAAAATCCGCCCGAGTGCCGGTTATTACTTCAACCGCTCATGGTGCCAGATCGTCGACATCCCGCCCGTGTGCGTGCGCGTGGTGCGCGGCTGGGATTTCGCCGCGACCGAGCAGAAAGACAACAACGATCCTGACTGGACCTCGACCGTCAAGATCGGCGTGATGCACGACGGTCGCTGGATCGTGCTGCACGCCGATGCGTTCCGTGGCAGCCCGGCCGAGGTGAACCGTCGCGTGCTGAATTACGCCCAGCAGGACGGCCGCGAGGCGACCACCTCGATCCCGAAAGACCCCGGCCAGTCGGGCGTCGCCCAGGTGGTGGCGATGACGCATCTGTTGCAGGGCTTCATCGTGGTGAACTCGCCCGAATCGGGCGACAAGGTGACGCGGTTCGGGCCGTTCTCGGCGCAGGCCGAGGTGGGCAATGTGCTGGTGCTGCGCGGGCGCTGGAATGAGCGGTGGTTCACCGAATTGGAGAACTTCCCCGACGGTGCCCACGACGATGACCCGGACGCCACCTCGCGTGCGTTTAACGCCATCGTCGAGCAGCCGCCGATGAACATCGATCCCGATGCGCTGCGCGCACTCGGCATCCACATCCCCCCAGGCCGATGAGGTGGCATGTCGCTGTGGCAATCCTTTGTTGGCGGCCTGCTTGGCCTCCTCGCGCGTGATGCCGCATCGCTGACTCGACCCGCGTCCGATCCGCCTCCGGCGCCGCCAGCGCAGCCCACATTCGACGCCACCGCGATGTATCAGGCGCTGGTCGGCATGGGGGCGATCCGCGACGCCCAGGTGACACCGTTCCAGCTTTACTCGACCCGCTCCGCCACCGCTGCGGACATGGAGCGGCTGTTCCGTCCCGCCGAACCACCGCGCGGCGTGGTGCCCGATGGCATCCGTCCGATGGCGATGGACGACTTCAACAACCCGATGCAGCAGGGCGGCTATCTCGGCTACGGCAACGTCACCGAGGGCATGTTCTGGCTCGGCTTTCCCTACCTCGCCGAACTCGCCCAGCGCACCGAGTATCGCCGCATCAGCGAGACCATCGCGAAGGACATGACCCGCAGATGGTTTCGTTTGCAAGCAAAGGGCAAGGACGACAAGAGCGACAAGATCGCCGAACTTGAGGACTGCATCAAAGCGCACAAGCTGCGCGAGAAATTCACGCTGTTGGCGCTGCTCGACGGGTTCTTCGGTCGCAGCCATCTCTACATCGACACCGGCCAGGGCGACGACCGCGACCTCATGAAGCTGCCGCTGCCGGTCGATCCGCGCATGATCCAGAAAGGCGGCCTCAAGGGCATCCGCGTGGTCGAGCCGATCTGGTGCTATCCGAATATGTATAACGCATCCGATCCGCTGAAAGAAAGTTTCTACCTGCCGCAGACGTGGTGGGTGATGGGCAAGGAAATCCATCGCACACGGGTGCTGCCGTTCATCGGTCGCGAAATGCCGGACATGCTCAAGCCGGCTTACTCATTCGCTGGTCTGTCACTGTCGCAGATGGCGAAGCCGTATGTGGACAACTGGCTGCGCACCCGTCAGTCGGTGTCCGATCTTATTCATAGTTTCTCGACGCCCGTGATGATGACGAACATGGGCAGCGTGCTGAACTCCGGCGCCACCGACCAGATGAGGATGCGCGCCCAGCTATTCAATTTCTTCCGAGACAATAACAATCTGATGGTGCTCGACAAGACCACCGAGGATTTCAAGAATGTCTCGGCGCCGCTCGGTTCGCTCGATCACCTGCAAGCTCAGTCGCAGGAGCACATGGCGTCCGCCGTCGGTATCCCGCTGGTGGTGCTGCTCGGCATCTCGCCGTCGGGCCTCAACGCCACCAGCGAGGGCGAACTCCAGGTCTGGGCGCAGTTCATCCACGCCAGCCAGACCTCGTTCTTCGATACCAACCTCACCACCGTGCTCAACGTCATGCAGTTGAGCCTGTGGGGCGCGATCGATCCCGACATCACGCACGCCTGGGAACCGCTGCGCGAGATGTCGGAACAAGAGGAAGCAGCCGCGAGAAAATCCGACGCCGACCTCGACGCGGTCTATGTCAACGCGGGCGTGCTGTCGCCGGACGAAATCCGCCAGAAACTGTCGGGCGAAAGCGACAGCCCGTATCAGGGCCTCGATCTCACCACACCCGCGCCGACGCCGCCCGCGCAGGAAGGCGATCCGCTGGCCGGCCTTGGGGGCGATCCCAGCGGCGGGCCTGGAGGCGGTCCTGGTGGCGGCAGCGGTCCCGGCGCGCCGGGTGCCCCGGGCGGTGGCCCGACGCCTGCCGGCGGCTCGCCCGCGCCCGTGACGTCCGGTCCCGGCCATCACGGCCCGGCCGGCTCGCCGAAGCCGCCCAA